CTCACAAATTATTATACAAATGTTGTTTTTGATTCTAACACTTATGAAGCTGGTGGTTCATTTCTGACAGTTGATGCAACTGCTGAAACAGGACAGCTTCAAGTAGATGAAATAAATATAGGATTTTCTAATATTACAGATCAAGTAAGATCACTGGTACAAACTGGTGCATTTACAGATAAAGAAGTAGAAATACATTTAGCATACTTTGATACAAACGAAGATATTGTAGGTGCTATAAATTTTTTTACTGGTCAAATTAGAAATGTATCAATACAAGAAAACATTAATGATTCAGTTTTAAATATGACAGTAGCAAGTCATTGGGCGAATTGGAACTTAACAAAGGGTAGACATTTTTCTGACGAATCTCAACAAACTTTCAGCAGTAATGATAAAGGTATGGAGTTTGCTACACAGGTTAAAGAAGATGTTAGGTGGGGGCAATAATGGGTATATTTAGTGCTGTTGTTGGATTTTTCAAAGCTATTGGAACTGCATGGAAAGCTGCATCTGCTCTTAAAAAATTTAGTTATATAATACAAGCATTTACTTTAGCAGTTGGTGTAAAAGGGTTTCTACAAGCTAGACAAATGTTATCGCAAGGACAGGATATACTTGCTAATAAAACTGCTGCTGGTGGAAAGCTACCTGTAATTTATGGAACAAGAAGAGTAGGCTCACAAATAATTTATATGGACACTAATAGTAATGATTCAAGAGATTTATATGTTGTATATGCTTTAGCTGTAGGTGAATGTGAGGAGATACTTGGGCGAACAATAGAATTAGATGGCAATCAGCTTACTGACGGATCAAGGTTTAGAGATGGTGGTTATATCGGTTCAGATAAAATAAGTTCTGGTTCAGGTTCTTTAAATACAGTTTCGCAAAATGGTACAGGTATTGATGCAGGTGCTGGTGGCTTTGGCACTTCACCTACATCAAAGTATAGATATGTTTTTAATTTACATCATGGTTCAGCTTCGCAAACTGCTGATCCTATGCTAGTTGCATCTATGTCTAATTGGACTTCTTCGCATAGATTAGATGGTGTTTGTTACATAGCAGCACATTTTGGCTACGATAAAAATGGTATGTGGTCAGGTGTTCCACAACTTACAGTGCAAGTTAAGGGTAAAAAGGTTTTTGATCCGAGAGATGGTACACAAACATTTGGAACAGTATCAACTTACAAATGGTCAAGTAATCCTGCATTATGTTTTTTGGATTACATAACAAATGATGAATATGGTAAGGGTTTACCTATAGCAAAAGTTAATACCACAACTTTTTCAACTGCTGCTAATGTTGCTGATACGCTTGTTAATAATCCATATTATAATGGTTCTGCTCAAACTCTTACATGGAGTGGCACTTCAGGTAACAATTTTTTTCTAATACCAACAACACAAACAAATGCTGGTATAAGATGGTGGCAAAACAAAATTGGACAAAAAATAACATTAAAAGATTCTGGAGGTAACACTGTTCTTGATGGAGTTCAGGTAACAGCAGTGCAAAGAGCAAATTATTATGGCTATACAGCAAGGCTTGTAATATTTTTTGATGGAACTCTAGGTGCTACTTATGCAGAACAAACTGGTTCAATATTATCGCAGGTTATGAGATTTCATTGTAATGGCTATTTAGATGCTAATAAAACTGTTATGGAAAACTCAAAAGAATTACTAGCAAATATGCGAGGTATATTTCTTTATGTAGAGGGTAAATATGAACTCCAAATTGAAGATACTGGATCGTCAACATTCTCGATAACAGACGATCATGTTATTGCAGATGCTGGTATTTCAGTAGATTATGGCAACAAAGATAAAAGAGCAAATAAAGTTGTTGTTGAATTTTTTAATGCAAATAAAGATTATGAGCTTGATACAGCTACAGTTTTACATACTGCTACAACCGATGCAAATGATTTTACTTCAGACGATGGTGGAGAGGAACTTGAAATAAAAGCAGAGTTTCCTTATGTTTCTGATCCATATATAGCACATAATATGGGTAAAGCTATTTTAACTAGAAGCAGAAATCAAACCACTGTACAGTTTTTAGGCACTGCAGAAATGTATAAATTAAATGTTGGAGATGTTGTAGATTTTACTTATGCAGGATTAGGTTTTAGCAGTAAAGTATTTAGAGTTGAAGCATTGGAACTACTTTCAGATGGTTTGATTACTGTTAGTCTTATAGAATATTTTGATGTATATACATGGGAAGTACCAGCACAAGAAGAGTTTGAAGAATTAGCAGATCAACCTAGTGCCTTTGCTGTCAAAGCACCTACAGGTTTAGCATTTACTGATACAAATTCAAGTAGTACTGGTAGACCTTTTCTTGCATGGAATACGCCTACAGATTACCCAAATCATCAATATAGAATTAACATTGTTGATTCATCAAGCAATCAAGTTATGAATAAAATTGTAGATGTAGAAAATGTTGACTTAAACTTTATAAAAAAAGATACAAATTATGTAGCTAGTGTAAGCTCTATAAATCAACTTGGTACAGAATCTACTCCAACAACATTAACATTTTCAGTAACAGAAGAACCAGTATTTGAAACTGACATAAAAGATGATGCCATAACAACGAATAAGATTTTAGCAAATCAAGTTACAGCTTCTAAAATTAATGTTGCTGATTTAGTATTAGCTTCAAATGGTGGTTTGGTTGATGGAAGTGCTATTGGCAACTTTAACAACAATAGTTTACGCTATGCTCATGTAACAGGTGTTGGTACTGGTGCAGGATTTTATATTGGTTATGTTAGATTAGTTGGTGGTACAGGCGAGGTAAAAACAATAAGTTTATTATTTTCAGATGGTACTTTTGGTGCTGGTTCTTCAAATCAAATTGATACAACAGTTACTACAGGTGGCACTGATACAGCTAAACTTACAGACAATGCTTCAAGTCCATTTAGATATGTTACTCCTGATTTAGAAAAAATGATGGGTTTAATAACTGATAGTAGGTTAACCTCTAGTGCTGACACAACAAATATACCATTGGCATTTAGGTATACAGGAACTGGTACTGTTAATTTATTTATTTATGGACAAGGTGATAGCAATTCATTACAAATAGGATCAGCAGATGCTAGATTTATTAAATTTAGTGCGAGTTAATTATGGCAACTTTAAAAAGATATACAACAGCATTTATACCTAATGTTATTAAGTCAAAACAAATTGTAGAAGGTGGAAAAGAATTAGTATCAGAGGTTGAATATACAATAAACGCATACGAAACAAATAACTCTAGTAATACTCTTACTATTACAAATCAAAATATAACATTTAATTATTTAACAAAAGATACAACCGATGCAGATTTTATTGAAATTAATGATGTTACAGATAGCATTTTGGAAGGTTGGTTAAATGAATATTTTAGTACAAGAGAATTAGAACTAAATGCTTTTTTAACCTATATTGATACTGGTTTTGTATCATCAATAGAAGATGATATAGATTTAAGTAATCCGTATGGATAAATGTTAAACATAAGTATAAAATTAAAATGAGGAATTATTATGGCACAACATGATTACAATATAGCCAACCAAACAGGTGCTGATTTTAGAGCAGATTTAAATAATGCTTTATTAGCTATTTCATCTAATAATAGTGGATCAAGTGAACCATCAACTATGTACGCCTATGAATGGTGGATTGATACATCTGCTAATGTATTAAAACTAAGAAACAGTAGTAATAACGCTTGGATAACAATGCCATTTAGTATTACTGCTGATAATACAGTTGATATAAATGCTGGTACTGTTAATGGTATTACTTCTTTAAGTTTTAGTTCAGGTGCTACAGTAACTTCTATACTCGATGAAGATGATTTTAGTAGCGATTCTGCAACAGCATTAGCAACACAACAATCCATAAAGGCATACATAGCAAGTCAAATAACCTTAGAAGATTTAGATATTTCAGATGGATCATCTACCATATCAATAGATTTAGATAGTGAAACATTATCATTATTGGGTGGTACTGGTGTTACATCTGCAGCTTCAGGTAATGGTGTAACATTCTCTATTGGTCAGTCAGTAGGTACTTCTGACAATGTTGTATTCAATCAGATTACAGGTGCTTTAGTTGGTAATGCTTCTACTGCAACTGCATTAGCTACAGCTAGAACAATATCAGGAGTTTCTTTTGATGGAACTGCAAATATAACGCTAGACACAGATGACATAGGTGAGGGATCAAGCAATAAATATTTTACTGCTGAAAGAGTAGATGATCAGGTAAATACATTATTAACAGCAGGAACAGGGATAACACTTACATACAATGATGCTGCTGGTACTCTTACAATAGATGGACAAACAGGTGATATAACTTCAGTTGTTGCAGGTGATGGTCTTACAGGTGGTGGAACTTCAGGAGATGTAACACTTGCTGTAGGTGTTGATGATTCTTCTATAGAAATAAATTCTGATGCTATTAGAGTAAAAGCAACAGGTATAACAAATGCTATGTTAGCTGGTTCTATTGCAAACTCAAAACTTGCAAATTCAAGCATAACAGTAAACTCACAAGCAATAGCGTTAGGTGGATCTCATACATTTGATACAGATGATATAGGTGAGGGTTCAAGCAATCTTTACTATACAGATTCAAGATCAAATTCTGCTATTGATGCTAGAGTTACAAACACATTTATCAATAATTTATCAGGTGTTGTTGCTGACACAGCTACAGCACTTGCAACTGGTAGAACAATCGGATTATCAGGAGATGTAACAGCTTCAGGTGTTAGCTTTGATGGTACAGGTAATATAACCTTATCTACAACTATTGCAGCAAACAGTATAGCTTTGGGAACTGATACTGTAGGTAATTATGTTGCTACAATAGCTGGTTCAACTAATGAGATAGAGGTATCAGGTTCAGGAAGTGAAACTGCAACAGTAACAATAGGATTGCCTGATGATGTTACTATTGCAGGGAATCTTACAGTTAATGGCACAACTACTACTGTAAATTCTGATACTTTGTCTGTAACCGATCCATTAATAAAATTAGCAAAAGCTAATAATGGTGCTGATTCTTTAGATATAGGTTTTTATGGACTGTATGACACTTCAGGATCGCAAGATTTATATGCAGGGTTATTCAGAGATGCTAATGATTCAGGTAAATTTAAGCTATTTAAAGATTTACAAGTAGAGCCAACAACTACAGTAAACACTTCTGGAACAGGATATGCAGTTGGTACTTTGGTTTCTAACTTAGAGGGAGATGTTACAGGTAATGTAACAGGTAATATTACAGGTTCTTCAGGAAGTACAACAGGTAATGCTGCAACTGCTACAGCTTTAGCAACAGGCAGAACAATCGGAATGACAGGTGATGTTGTTTGGACTTCTGCATCATTTGATGGATCAGGTAATGTTACAGGAACAGCAACAATACAAGCAAATTCTGTGGCATTAGGTACAGACACTACAGGCGATTATGTCAGCACAGTTACAGCAGGAACAGGTTTAACATCAACAGGTGCTACATCAGGTGAAGGTATAGCACATTCATTATCAGTAGATGCTGCTCAAACACAAATAACAAGTGTTGGAACTCTTACAGGATTAACTGTAAACGGAGATGTAACATTTACAGGTAGCAGTAATAATATTGTTTTTGATCAATCAGATGATAGTTTAGAATTTGCAGATAACGCCAAAGCAAAGTTTGGTGCTAGTGACGATTTACAAATTTACCATGATGGTAATAATTCAAGAATACAAGAAGCTGGTACTGGAAGTCTTTTATTACGAGGTACTAACTTACAATTACAAGATTCAGATGGTTTTGATTATTTAACTTGTACAGATGGTGGCGATGGTGGAACTGTTGTTTTAAAACATTTAGGATCAGCAGTTTTAAGTACAGCAAGTGGTGGTATTACTGTTACAGGTACTGTTAATAATATGACTATAGCTGATAGTGGCTTTACTTGTCCAACTAGTCAAAACTTTATTATTAATTCACCTAATGCATTTAGAATAAATATTGATTCTAATAATGATGGTACAGCAGAAGCATTTACTGTAGGACATAATCAAGATACTGCTGCTAACACTAATGTTTTATTCAATATTACAGAAAGTGGTAAAGCAAGTATTGGACATAGTGCTGCAAACGCTAATCTTCATGTAGGTTCAAGTAATGCTACAGGTGATGCAACCAATCCAGCTATCCAAATTGGTGGTTCATCTACTTATAGATTAGGTATGTATACATCTGCTGAAGGTGCTGTAATTGAAAATAAAAATGGAGATGACGGCTTACAGTTTAGAGTAAAAACTGCTGGTGAAGCTGTGAGAATAGATGCTACAGGTCATGTATTAGTTGGAAAAACATCAGGAACAAGTGGTAACAAAATAGAAACAGATGGAAGAATATCAGCAGGTGCAGGTTCTTCAGGACAACCTACATTTAATTGTGAGGGCGATACTAATACAGGAATAAATTTACCTGAATCAGATAGAATACAGCTTATTACTGGCGGTACAGAAAGAATGCGTATTACTAGTTCTGGAGATGTAGGAATCGGCACAACTTCGCCCCAATCTGGTATCCATCTTGCAGAAGGTGGATCTGGTTCGGATGGTGGTTCTGTTCTTACTTTATCACAAACAGGTTTTGGAACTATTGTTAATAATGATGATTTAGGAAGCGTACACTTTGGAGGTGTCACCAGTGGGGGTGTCGGTAGTCATGCTTGTGCAAAAATTATGGTAGAAGGTGATGGTACATTTGCTACTAATGATTTTCCTACAAGAATGACATTTCACACTACGACAGATGGTGGCAACACTTTAAGCGAGAGGATGCGTATCAGTAATGCAG